CTTAACTGCAATTATTTATTACAATGCGTTCTTTTTTTCTTGGATTTCAGCTCTGCGAGCTTTGGCCAATTTGCCCATCTCACCGAGAGCTTTTCTTGCTCTAGCGGCCGCGGCTTTTACTGATTTGTCTTCAAAAGACTCTGCTTCTTTTAAATAGTTTTCGTATTGTTCTACGATTTGCTCATGGATTGTTGACATATAATCTCCTTATATCTGTTTTATGCCGGTTGTTGATTCAATGTATTGTTTAGCCATCTCTGAGTCTGTCTTAGCAATAAAAACGATTGTTGCTAGATTAACTTCAAGTGGTGTTTCCGGGCTAACAGTAAATGTAAATGGTACCATTCCGATTCCATTTTGACTTGCTGTTAAAGCCATTGGCTTTTTAACTTTCATTGAATCTTTTTCTTTTTTCTCAAGGCGGGCAATAACTTCTTCGCCTGCCACTGTTTTAAAGGTGATAGTATCACCGTCTTTGTAAGGTATATCAATTAACATAGTTGTTCCTATAATGAATGTCCTGTTCCAGTATAACCTGTGCTTTCAATGTAATCAACCATTTGGTCAAATCCACCGACTTTATTCCCGCCAATAATAATTTGTGGAAATGTTCGAGCTCCTGGAAACGTTTCAAAAACTTGTTCTCTATCAAAATCTTTTCCCAGTTCTTTATAGGTATATGTATACTTACGGGTTTCACAAAGTTGCTTTGCACTCACACAACTTGGACATCCGGGTTTACCCCAAATCTCTATCATAAACTAAATCCTTTCAGAACGTCATCGTCAACGTCTTGTTTAATGCCACCAATGATATAGCTTTCAACTTCTGTCTCTTGCGGTGCAACTTGCAAGCCTGAGCTAGATAGCCAATGCTGTGTCCACGGTAGCGGGTTGTTATTTACTGGACGATCGTAAATGGTTTTGTATCCTAGTGCCTTCAAACGCTTATTGGCAATAAACTCTACATAGTGATGTAGAAGTTCCTCGTTTAGTCCAATAATAGCACCGTCCTTGAACAAATAGTTAGCCCAAGCCTTTTCTTCATTGACGCAGGTGCGCCACATTTCATAAATTTCATCTTCACATTCTTTAGCAATTGAAACCATTTCAGGATCATCGTTACCTTTAATCCAATGCTTTAAAACTTGCGTTGAAAGATTAAGATGAGTTGCTTCGTCTCTAGCAATAAGTGAAATAATCTTTGCGGATCCTTCCATTACTTTTGATTCAGCAAATGCAAACGTACAAGCAAAACTTACGTAAAAACGCAAGCCTTCAAGAATATTTACATTCATCATCGCTAAGAACATTTTCTTCTTAACATCTCGCAGACTACCTTCTCCTCTATGGAACCAAGCATCTGCCGCTTCTGTAAATGCATCATAGTTTTTAGTAACTGCTGTTGCACGTTTTAGAATTTCTTTATCGTCTAGGATAGTATCAAATACTTCACTTGGATCCGCATACACATTTTTCATAATGTGTGTATAAGAACGTGAGTGAATAGTTTCAAAGAAGTCCCAAGTAACAATACACCCTTCTAGTTCTGGTAGCGATACATATGGCAAGAATGCCAAACTTGGACCGCGGCCTTGGACACTGTCGAGTAGTGTTTGATATTTCAAATTACTTGTGAAAATATGCTTTTGTTCTGGTCGGAAGTTTTGATAGTCGGCACGATCCTTTTGCAAACTTACTTCTTCTGCACGCCAAAAATATCCAAGCATAGTTTGATTTAATTTATCAAACTCTGGAAACCTAAATGTATCATAACGTTGCGTATTTTGATCTGCTCCGAAAAACATATGCTGTTTTGTAAAATCAACCTTATCTTGGTTGAATACTGTCTTAGCCATTTCTTTTACTTCCTTATATAACTCTATATAATATTACTATACTATCTTTAATCTCATAAGTCAACCACTAAATTGCACATGCATCGCAGGCTTCTTCTTCGCCTGTTAATACTGTGCTGGAGGATAATTCTACCTGCGGTTTTTCTTCAAACTCTGTATCACCATCAGACTTATAATCATAAGTGTTTTGGTAATAACTAGTTTTCCATCCATACTTATATGTATTAAGCAAATCTTTAAGCATAATACTCATAGGCACTTCGTTATCTGGGTAGTGTGTTGGGTTATATGACCAGTTGCCACTAATAGCTTGATCAAAGAACTTTTGCATTACTGCGACAACGTTGATGTAACCTTCGTTGCTAGGCATGTCCCACAGCAAGGTGTAGTACTGCTTAAGACTTTGATATTGTGGAACAATCTGCTTAAGAGGCCCTTTTTTGCTTTTCTTAACGGACAAGTATCCTCTAGGTGGCTCGATACCGTTTGTTGCATTTGACACAACGCTTGAGCTCTCCGATGGCATCTGTGCGGACAATGTCGAGTGCCTAAGACCGTGCTCTTTGATGTCAGCTCGTAAAGTATCCCAATCATAATGCAACCTTTCTCCATGAAGCTCGTCTACTTCCTTCTTGTATGTATCAATAGGAAGAATGCCGTCGCTGTATTTAGTACGGTCAAAGTACTCACATGCGCCACGCTCTTGAGCAATTTTATTGCTTGCTTTTAGCAAATAATATTGGAATGCTTCTGTTAATCTATGTACTAGGTTAACAGCTTCTTTGTCTCCATATTGTACTTGATTCTTTGCAAGATAATGTGCCAAGCCAATATAGCCGATACCTAAACTACGACGAGCCTTTGTACTAATCTCGGCCGCCTTAATTGGGTAACGTTGATAATCAATAATCTCTTCTAATGCTCTTACTGCTAGTTCGCATAGTTCTTCTAGATCATCTAAGTCTTTAATTACACCTACGTTAATAGCACTTAGGATACAAAGAGCAATCTCTCCGTCAGGATCATCAATATGCTGAAGTGGCTTAGTAGGTAACGTAATCTCTTGGCACAAGTTGCTCATATAAACTGTATCTTTGAAACTACTATGTGTATTTGCATGATCAACGTTCATGATGTAGATACGTCCGGTTTCAGCACGTTCTTTGATTAGTGCAGAGAACAAATCCATTGCTTTAATAGTTTTCTTTTTAATACTTGTAGCACGTTCGTATTTTTCGTATAGACGTTTAAACTCATCTTGATCAGCAAAGAATGCTTCATACAAGCCAGGCACATCATGTGGCGAGAAAAGAGTAATATGTCCTTGAGTCAATAACCTTTCGTACATCAATTTGTTTAATTGAATTGAATAGTCTAACTTACGTACACGATTGTCTTCTGTACCTTTGTTGTTCTTTAGCACAAGGATGTCTTCAATCTCTTGATGCCAGAACGGAAAGTGTGTAGTAGCTGATCCGCCACGTACACCATTTTGTGTACAACAACGAACAGTTGCTTCGAATTTCTTAAGGAACGGAATTACACCTGTGTGTGCTACTTCTCCTCCTCTAATCTTAGCATTTACTCCACGGATTCGTCCTGCGTTGATTCCGATACCCGCCCTTTGCGCTGTATAGCGTCCAACAGACATATCGCTGGCAAAGATGCTATCAAGAGTGTCGTCACTGTCAACAAGGACACAACTTGCAAACTGGCGCACAGGGGTTCTGACTCCTGCCATAACGGGCGTTGGGATATTGACTTTAAAAAGTGAGGTCGCATCGTAGTATCTCCTTACGTAATGCATTCTATCTTCTTTAGGATAGTTGGCAAATAGTGTTGCCGCAATTAACATATACATATGCTGAGGTGTTTCAAACAATTCTCCTGTTGATCTATCCTGAACAAGATATTTGTCAACTACTTGACGTAGTCCAGCATAGGTAAAGTTTTCATCGCGCTTATGTTTAATATAACTATCTAATGATTCAAATTCTTCTTCTGTATACTGCTCAAGGATTGCAGAGTCATAAACTTTTCTTTCAACATTTTTCTTGATCATTTCAAGTAACGTTGCTTTTTCAAATCCACCATACACTTCTTTGTATACTCCGTATAGCAACAAACGTGATGCGGCAAATTGGTAATTAGGTGATTCTAAACTAATAAGATCGTTAGCCGAACGTACTAGTAAGTCTTGGATTTGGGTTGTTGTCATATCGTCGGAAAACTGAATGCCTGCATTCATTTGTATCTGACTACTACTAACACCAGCTAAACCTTCACATGCAAAATTAACTACTTTATGGATTTTCTGGATATCTAGGCGTACCCTCTCGCCATTGCGTTTTACAATATTAAGATCTGCTTTCATTTTTACGTTTTCCTCTATGTTAAAAAATATTTAGTTTAATGGTGGCATCACATAAATCTTTTGTGACACGACTGTTTTTGGGAGTTGGTTTACGTCTACGACTTCGTTGTTGTATCCTAAGACAATACTCCCGTCCAAGTATACAAGGAACATACTTTCATTGTTTTTTATGTTCGTACTGATATGTATCTCTACTTTTGACTGGCTAAACCTGTCAGTTAACTGTAACGTATACGCACATAATTGTGCAATTTCATACTCAGTAAATGATGGTTTCTCTAACAAGTGCCAAGGTTGTATTTGTGACTTAGGATCAAAGGGAGAGGAACTTCGGCTGGAAACTGGAAGGGTGTTAATGAAACTCATTAACTTATGTAAAGGACGTGGATGGACTTCTAAAGTATTCCTTAGATCCCGCCAGACTTTTACTTTGTCTTCAAAATTTAATTCTAACATTAACCTCGAACTTTGATTTTGTAGTTAAATACACCTTGATCATTTACAGTTAAGTTTAACATAGAAACTACGATTGTGTCAACCCCTAAATTACCATCTGTGTTAAGTAATTGAGCAATGAACTTTACACTATCTTCATAGTTGCTATCACCTTGATAAGCAAACTCGTCGATAAAGTCTAATTGACCTGTTGTAGTATCTAAGATGAACTGCATTGTTCCGCTTCTAACTGCGTTTACTATATTACTTTTATAGGTGTATTCAACTTCATAAGTCCTAGTATAATCTCCTGGAAGTCTAAAGAAGTATGTGTAAGAACTTGATTCGTTAAGTTCTAATGTATGAAACCCGCCCAATGTTGCGTTAACACTACCTTTAATTTCAGATAGATATGGGTAAGTTGTGATGTATGTTTGATTATAACCTAGCTCCGAAGTGCGTTTGAAATAATCTTCTACACTCGAATTGCCTGGTGAGGTGAAGTCAATTACACTATATTGTGCATTACCTTCGTTGCCTCCTACATTGCCAATGCCTTCAAAATTGTTATGTGAACTTACATTGTTCGAACCGTTTCTTACGATAAAGGCTTCGGCATCAATGTTACTAAAGTCACATTGTGAAATTTTATTTTTACTTGGGCCAGTTGTTTGTCCTGGGCTACCTACAAGTGAGTTTTTGCCAAAGACAATTCCGTTACCTAAATTTTCAAAGTAACAACAATGCCAATGGTTATTGTAAATATCATCATCGCTTGAGATACCAACGCTTAATCCATTAAACATAATGTGATCAAACTTGTTCTTTTGTGACCCAACTACTTCACTTAGCGAACCTAACTTTATTCCTGCATTAGCATCAGTAATTGCAGTACCAGTTGTCCAATTACCTTTTAACTCTAGCTCTGCAAAATTGCTCATTTTACAACTCTGTAAAACTATAACAGGTTGTGTAGCTGACGTTGTTGTTATAGTCATTCCTGACATTGTAATATTTGTTGCTTGATTGTTTAATGTACTAGAACTATCATCTGCATAGTTTCCTGGAGTACTTGAACCGTTTACTGTTTGAAATGCTGGTCCACTACCTGTCATATTAAATATAGTCTTGCCTTTACCGGCACCAATTAATGTAGCATAACCTGGAACATAGATAGTGTTACTAAGTTTATATGTTCCTGCTGGAATTACTAACTGTACTCTACTCTGTGCAGTTCCTTTAGTTGACGGATTAATAAAAAGTTGATCAATTGCTCGTTGTATAATTACTGTTTGATCTGTATTGTCGCCTTCTGCACCAAACGAACGAATATTTACAGTTTCGTCAAGTTTTTGTTGTAGTGTTCTTCTGATAGGACTATTAGCACTAGCACCTGTTTGTACAGTGTTACCATTTAGATATGTATAAGTGTTTGCAAGTGTAAAAAGATCATCGTGTTCAGTAATAACTTTTGTATTGCCGACAGCAGGTGCACCTTCTGCAACACTACCGTTTCCAATATACAATTCTCTTGAATCTACAGCCCAGCCAAATTCGCCTCCAGCAAGTTGAGGAATACCAGAACCTTGATTCTTTTGTCCTCGTCTTATTTGAATTCTACTGATTTGTACTACGGCCATGCTGTAATCTCCTAAATTATTATTAGTATTTATGCTTCCTGTTCGTAATATTGATACACTCTGTTGTACCATTCAGTGCGCCATTCATCGTACTCGTGTGGCCAAAGATCAAACTGTTGATAAGTTTCGCCGCCAAGGATCATACCGTCATCGCCGCGACTGCACATGAACACATGTCCTTCTCGTATATTTGTACCGTAGATTTCATTGTGTGCTTCAGCATACGCAACCATTTGCAAGTAATAGTCAACTACCCACTCTTGCTTCTTAGGTCTG